AGACTCAGTAAGACCACTAAAGGAACACTTATTAACGATATAAAAAGCGCAGGCACGAGCAAGGTTTGATTTTTCTTCATCATTAATATCCTCTTTTGATTTATTAAATAATTCTCTGGCAGTTACTCTATCTGGATGTTTATTCTTAAAAGACCAGATAGCATCCTGAAGATCCTGTCCGTTGTGTTGTAATTCACACCAGAAATTATATAGAGGTTCATATAGATCATTAACCCAGAGATCTAAGTGTGGAAACATCTTAGTAACATACAATGCTACAGAACCACCACCAAGAAAAGGTTCCCGAAACTCTTTGTACCTATTCATATCAGGAAAGAATTGTGCAAGCTTTACAGTTGCTCTACTCTTCCCACCAGGATATCTAAGAGGTGTTTTTAATGACTTATTTGTCTGTGGCATCAATAACCTCAACTCTTATGGTTCCGTTTAAATGATCTGCAAGTCTATGATAAGCAAATGCAGTAACTACTTGTGGTACTATGAAAGCAACCATAGCTACAATCCAGAACAAGTAATAATAATTTTCTTTGTTTTGTGTTCGTTTCATTTCCATGATTCTTTAATGGTTTGAACTACTTCGGAAAAATCTCCTGTGTATGAAGCTTTCCCTAAATTAAACACTCTAAGAGTTAGAGCAACATTATTAAATGTGTATCCTTTCTTATTCTCAAGTCTATCTACAGATATTGCTAATGGATGTCTTGTTATGTAATTATAACTTTCATCTAAAGCAATACCAGACCAATGACATTTACCATCTTGATCTTCAAACTTCCTAATCAAATCATCAGGAGTAAGATCAATATCTTTAACAGTTAAACCTTGACCTTTGTTTTTTCTAGCAGCATTTCTAGTCTGTCCAAATCTGATATTCGATATCAGTTTCTTTGCTGTTTCAGATTTCATTAATAAAATCTCGGTCCAGGATTATATTCTATTTCAATAGTATCAAAGATTCTGTTTAGAGAATTAGCGAATGCTCTATATCCAGAACCAACATACACTTGTCCAGCAACTACAGAGAATGTAGCTACACCCCAGAAGATATAATACCATCTGGACTTTACTTGTGCTCTTATTTTTTCTTTAGTAATCATTTGAATTCACAACTCATCATAATTTCTGTTAGGCAAGCTAACAAATTTATTTCCTGATCAGGAACAATAGGAATACTGTTCATGTATTTGGCAATGACTAAAACTGCTTCAGGAATAGAAGAAGGTTTTAATACATCATACAAACTATCATAGATCTTACGCATTACCATCGTAGGATCATTATCCATATGTTGTACTACCCAAGACTTAACTGTAGTAAAATCTTTCTTCTTTAATGCCGCAAGCAAACTATCAAGATTAACATCAGCAACATCAACAAGAATAGCTGAGTCAATGGATCCACTAGCAGAATAGCGTTGACACTCATTGATAAGCCTACGCCAGTCAGGATAATACCTCCTAACAAGTTTAGCCAGAACTTTATCTTCAAATTTAACATCTTCTTTTGTGAGAATAGTTTTAAGACGAGTGAAGAACTCACCTTGAAGTTTCACTGATTGTTCAGGTTTGATTCTAAAATCAACAACTGTACAACGTGAATGCAACGGTTCAATAATCTTATTGATAAAGTTGCATGTGAAGATGAAACGACAGTTACTGTGAAACTCTTCTACAGCACTCCTCAGAGAGAGTTGTACATCGTTGGTTGTGTTATCTGCTTCATCAATGATAACGACCTTGTGGGACGCACCAGAGGTCAATGAGACTGTAGTGGCAAATTGCCTTACACGATTTCTCACTGTATCTAGGAAACGTCCTTCATCAGATCCATTGATTAAGATATAAGAAGCACCAATTTCATCACACAAAGCTTTGGCAATTGTAGTCTTACCTACACCAGCAGTACCACTTAATAAAAGGTTAGGAAGTTCGCCTTGTTTGACGAAACCCTTAAACACTTCTTTAATAGTCTCAGGGAGTATACAGTCATCAACAATGTTTGGGCGGTATTTCTCCACCCATAAGAATTCTTTACTCAAGGTTCAAGGGCAATGTAATAGGTTAGATCAACATCAGTATTAATCCATTCGGAAATTAGATGCTGAGATACTTTAACAGAATAGTCACCTGGTAGAACACGAATGTTCTCAATCTTAAGATCAAGAGAATAAGTACCAGTACAAGTACCTGCTACGGTGAGATCATAAGTATTGCTGGTATCATTCTCTTTGTCCCGAAGAATAAGTTTAATTTTATCAGAACCTTCTTCAGAATAAAAAGTAAGATCAGGTAAACTATAAACAGCAGATGCTTTTTGTAAAGCTATAAGATCATCAGCAGAAAGATTAAATTCTACATCAGAACCAGGAAACTTTACATTCTTTTCTGGTGCAGACTTAAGAGTGATCTCAGGATCAGAAAAGTAATACTTAGCAGACTGACGACCACCTTTAATGTTCACAAAATCAGAAGTTGTGAACTCTAATTGTGGATCATTGAATAATGAGATGCCACTAAGAAACTGACTAAGGTCATAGATTGCAAAGTCAGAAGGGAATACTTCTTCACCAGTAAATTTTGCTAGAATATTTTCTGCATTACTAATAGTACGTACTGTGCTTCCTTTACGAAATACTATTGATGAATTAATTGTAGAAAAATTCTTAAGGACATCAAGTGTTTTTTTAGATAAGATTACCTTATTTGTCATAATCAACTGAGAAAGATGTAGGATTGTTTGAGTTAATCTGGTCTGCTTTAGCTTGCTTATCACTAAAGTGACAAAGGAGAATAGCGTAATGAGCAATCTTTATGATGTCCTTACGTGCTGTACCCTTCCTATCATAACGTGAAGCATATTTCAAAATGTTAGACCTACAGAATGCTTCAGCATCACCAACAGAATCAATGAGATCTAATGTTTGAATCCCATTCTTACTGTAGTGAGCACCATAGGTACTAGAGATATAGTCTGAGATCTCTTTAAGGATCTCCTGTTCATTGTACTTCAATTTTCACTCCAAACATGATCTATGTCACCATGATAGCATTGAAATTCATTTCCGTCAAGGTCAACCACATTAATTCTGTGATTTGCTTTCCATTCATCACCACTATCTCCAATGATGCGAACACTCCTACCGTCTTTGAGACGGAGGATGTGTCCTAGGTATCCATCAAACGGTTTGGTCATTAGACTCCTCTTCGTTAGTTTGAACATCAGCATCGATCTTATCATAAAGTTCGATGAATGACTGTTTGGTCTCCTCGTCAAAACGATTAACACAAACTTTGATTGCTTTCATACGATCCTGCCAAATAGCAAATGCACGAATGATGTGTACAAGTCTACGTGTAGAAATTACTTCATCAATACCACCGTCTTTGAAAGTACGACGGATGATATCTGCCCAGTTAGAAAGGTTAACGCAGAACTCTTCGTCAAGAACACCAAGATTTCCTGATGCTTTCTGGAGAATCTTAGTCTCAATAGCTACTGTAGGATACTCTTGCTCAAATGTCAAAGCGAATCGTTCAAGGAAGGCTTCATTAAGCACGTTAGTTCCAATAAATCGTCCATCATCTGAACCCTTACCTTTAGTATTTGCGGTTGCGATGATGTTGAAACCCTTCGCTGGTTCGACGAACTTTCCGATCTTTTTAAGGAAAACTCCTTTACCCTCAAGGATGGATTGGAGGCAGAGGATTTTGTTACTGGCAAGGTCAACTTCGTCAAGGAGCAAGACAGCTCCTCTGTTGAGAGCTTGAATAACTGGTCCATCGTGCCAGACGGTTGCACCGTTAATAAGGCGGAAGCCGCCAATGAGATCATCTTCATCTGTCTCTATAGTAATATTAACACGAATCAGTTCTCTATTTAGAGTAGCACATGCTTGCTCTACACTAACTGTCTTACCATTACCAGACAACCCAGTAATGAATGTAGGGTAGAACATTTTAGAACTGATGATTTTCTTTACATCAGAGAAATTACCGAAAGGAACAAAGTTTGGATCCTTATCAGGAATAAGATTTTGTTGAACAGCAGGAATAGCAGAAGGTGCTTGGAAAGTTTGCTCAAGTTTTTCTTGAACAGTTAGGTTCCACTTGCCAATACCCTGCTTATAAGTCTTAAGTCTCTTTTTAACAGTAGCTAAAGAACAATTAAAGTGCTCTGATGCTTCAAAGAGTTGCTTAGTATTTACCTCAGTACCAACCTTATCAGTAAGGTATGTAACTAAGTCTTCAGTTGTAACTGGAACAGGAGCGAATGGCATGATGTGTTTTCTTGTCTATGAATATAGTATAAGGCATTTGGTGGTCAATGCGACCACCTGTGTACCAGTTTGTCAACTGACATACTCTACGAAAGAATTCAGTAGCTTTTTATTAGTGGACTTACTCTTAAGCATCTTCTTGAATGCTTTAGTGATCTGACCCTTAGCAGCACCAGATTCTACATCCAACTCTGTGCTCTGATTTAAAGCACTGTTATTGATAGCATACAGAGCAGTAAATGCTGCAGGATTAGGAATGATTGCAGACTTCTCTTTCTTCCACTGCTTTTGAATATTAGAGTATTCCTCAAATGAACCATAGCGTTGAACAAAATTGGACAACTGACTACCCTGAAGAATACGGAACCCAATTACATTTACGTTAGGATTACGGTCACGAACCTGTTGAATGAAGATGTTAGTAACACTATCATATTCAAACTCAGGATATACACGACCAGTCTGACGATCACGTAAGCAATTACCCCAATCAATACGAGAAGGACGAACAATGTTCTCATCTTTATGATCAACATATTGCTCTCTACCATAAGCAGATTGACATGCTTCACCATCAGTTAAAATACAAACATTAACTTTCTGAAGATCATTTTGTTTTTTGAACTCAGGAAGAATGTAATTAAGCATAACAATAGCTTCGTTCAAAGGAGTACCAGAAAGACCAACACCAATTGTATACTGATAACTACCATAATTTTTATAGTAGTTTGCCTCTCTATACAAGTTCTTACACATACGCTCATAGTCACGTGCATTAGAACGAGAAGAAA